CTTCATAACAATCCACATTAGCTTCAAAAACGCAATCGTCACCATTAACTAACAGTCCGCGCCAATTGGGTGGATTCATTTCCATAGCCATTCGGCACAAACTATAGTTAGCTAGACACAGGACAGGAAAAGAGGCAACACTGCCCATAAGCTGACCTCCTTTCTGATCATATACAACAATATTTTTAGGGATTCCACGCAACGATCTGTTCCATGGAGTTCCCTGATCAGCATTAAGGTCCAGTTTAAGCTTAAAACCTGTCAAAGCTCTCTTAAAGAGAGTTATCCAGCGCACGTCCTGTCGACATACTTCACTATAATATGTTTCACACAATTCGTCGACAATACACTCACTTACCCAACTGCATAAATTATCAGTAGATTCTTGGTAATCACCGCTAAGAAAAGTGCGGTAAACATCGGGAAAAACCTCATCCATTATGGTCTCCTCTTGTGGTGTACCGGTTAAGGTAAAAACCACATTATCCTTTAATAGTTTACGTAAAGGATCAATAAAGCTGTTCATTACGAACATAAGCCAAGGAGGACATTTTGTAATCATTCTTACCTTGAGGGCCTCAGATAACGCCACTGGGGAAACATAGGGTTCTTCGACCCATGCCATGTTAATAGCATGCTCGAGAAACGCAGAGAAATTATTTTCAATTAATCCTCTATCAATCCATGTATCCCAGATAGGCGTAATATTATCCGAGCCATATCGCGGCCAATGAAAGCCATCCGGCTCAACGTTATCTGAAAAACGAAAGCCCCATCCAAGGTAGGCATCCCGCCAATTTAATCTACAATTATCCTGGAAGAATTTGTCATTAAGTACTTTGCCCACACAACCTGCAGCATTACGATTATTAATATAATTAGCTGAGGTGGACGGGATACGAGGTTGCTGGTAAACAGACTCCAAAGAGCATTTATTTTGACCAATCAACTCGTGTACTTGTTGACGAATACGGTAGACCAGCTCCTCATTAGGAGCTTTCTTCTGACCGTTAATAAACATTTTTAACTTCCACTCGTCTATGGCCGCCTTTTGGCAGGCTTCATCGGGACGAGGCAAACAACCTTTTAATGAAATCAAATGAGTATTAAGAAAAATTTCAAACTCAATTGGTTGTTTG